TGATGGTTTACGCAAAGAATTCTCTGAATTATCTTACGATGAAGTGACTGGCGTGATTGAAAAGTCATTGCTTGAGCATGAGGCAGATGACACAGCTGCGCCATTGCGCTTTTATCGTGGCAACTGGTCAATTGATAATGGTTATCAGCCTGGTGATGTGGTTTCCTTTGGCGGCAAGTTATATGCTGCCATTGCATCCTCACAATCAGAGCAGCCAGAGGGCGGCTCTTTAACCAATCCACTAGCTGGCAGCCAATACTGGACAAAGATGCAGATTGCAACTGGTGGCGGTTCATCTGGCGGTGGTGGCGGTGAGCCAGGACCTATGGGTCCTCCAGGTCCTCAAGGTATTCAAGGCATCCAAGGTGAACCAGGTCCAGTGGGACCGACTGGTCCACAGGGTCCTCAGGGCATCCAGGGTGTTGCTGGTCTTGGTATCACATTTAAAGCCAGGATTGCCACAGTTGCAGATTTACCAGCGACTGGCGTTGCTGGCGATATGTATATCATCGATGAGACTGGCGATGCTTGGATTTGGTCAGAGATTGATGCAGCTTTTGAGAATGCTGGTCCGATTGTAGGTCCTACTGGAGACCAGGGTCCAACTGGACCGACTGGCGCAACTGGTCCAACTGGTCCAACTGGTCCAACTGGTCCAGCTGGTCCTCAGGGTTTACCAGGACCGACTGCAATCTCAGTTGATGCTGGCAACACTGCGACTCTCGGCACAGATGGATTGATATTTGTCCCAGCTGGCACTGGTGGCGGTGGCGCTTACTTGCCATTGGCTGGTGGCACGATGACTGGTCCAATCACTATGCCGACTGGCACTGTGATGAATTACACCAGTGGATATTCCATGTTCACTGCGACTGGTGGAGTTTCATTTAGAGCTGGCACAATTGACTTGATTTCATTCGCAAGTAATGGAATTTATGCGACCAGACCAATCTATACAGCAGCAACTGGCGTGGGCGTTGGTTTTGGTGTTGGCGCTGGATATATGTCAAAAGTTGGTAATGGTATTGGCGTTTATACAGCTGGCGCAGTTCGATGGACTTTTGACACTACTGCTCACACATCCTATGTGCCAATCGTTTTGCCAGCTGACCCAGTTGCTCCTCTCCAGGCTGCGACCAAGCAGTATGTGGATGCAGCCATCACTGGCACTGGCTTGAAGTTGTTTACTCGCAGCCAATGGAATCGCACTATCACAGCTGATTTGGGTCTTGCCAATGGCGCATCATTAAATCTATTCAATGGCACGACTGCATTGAGAGAGTCTGATAAGGTTGTTGCTGGCACAGATGCTTATGACCCATATGCCATCGCTGCGACAAAGATAACTGTGCCCTGGGCGAATGTTGTTTTGCATCACTCTATTCGTGTGAATTTCACAATTAAGCCAGGCGGTGTCGAGACTGGCACTGTATCGTTGCGCAGAGCCGCAGACAATACAATCGTGGGCGCTCCAGTGATGTTCAATCGAAATGCTGACAATGGCAGCAATCAGGTCATCTTTAATGCTTACACATCAAGCGCCACTGACCCATTCGTGACTGGCGGCTTTTATATCACTTTGAATAATGACTCAGGCGCTAATTTAAACCTTGAGGCAAATACTCAAATCGGTGTTTATATTGTCACTTCTTACGCCTCACCAAGGACATTCTAATCATGCTTGAACAATTAAAAAGATTGCTTGGAATCACTGACAACACTCAGGATGCTCTTTTGGAGGAGCTCTTGATTGAGTCCCAGGAGTATGTTGAGGACTTCTTGCAGCGTAAGCTGGACCTGGCTGATTACCAGGATTATGTGGCTTTGGGTTGCACTGACACTATCACTGTCCGCAACTTTCCATTAGAGTCAGTCACATCGATTGAATCATTGGATGGTCAAGAGTATTTGGAATATAAGCTCATCAAGCCATCTGGCGAAATCAGGTCACAGGCATCATTCTCTGGTGATTTGGTTGTTGATTACAAAGGCGGTTTTGCAGTGCTCCCAGCCTGGGCGAAAAAGGCAATCGTTGAGACTGCTGGCAGCTTATACAATTCCAATGGCGGTGGTTCTGGCACTGTGAAAATTGGCGCTGTTAAGTCAGAGGAAATTGTTGGTGTTGCAAAAGTTACTTATGAAACTGGCAGCTCAAGCTCATCTGGTGGCGGTAATAACTCTGGTAATTTTGGCTCAATCCCTGGTTATGTGATTGACACTCTTGAGCCACATAGGAATCGCCATGCTTAATGCGGCAGCGGTCAGCGCTATATATGCCAAGATGTTTGATGCTTATGCTCATGACATCGAGATTCAATCATTGACTGGCACGACTTGGGCAACTGTCAAGACAGTAAAGGCTGTGGTCCAGAATTACACTCCCAGCGAGTTATTGTCTGGCGCTATTCCAGAGAATAGCCATCGAATTCTTATCTTGAATAGAGACTTGGATGGCTATAAAATACGAATCAAAGCTGACCGATTATTCATCAATGGCAAGGCATATGTCCCCCAGGCGGTGAATGAGTTGGCTAGAGGGTCAGAGAATTCTTATTATGCAACTGAGGTGAGGGTTATTGGATGAGCTCTAAATTCGTGAGGGAAACTGTCCAGGCTCACTTTGCCGCAAATTGGACTGATACACCCTATCATGTCATTGATGACATTGATGATGTTGAGTCCATTCCTACTAATGACTCTGAGCCCTGGGTGGGCATCGAGTATGTTGCAGCCACAGAGCAAGTCAATTGTCTCCCAGCTAATCTCTGGGATGAGCGTGGCACTATCTTTTTCCATATTGCTATTCCTAATGGTTATCCATCATCATTAGCAATCGACCTGGGTGAAAAGCTCAGGAAATCTCTCAGAGGCGTAAGGATTGACACCTTGGTGATTGAATCCGTATCTCCTCCGATTTCGCAGTCTCCCCCAGCCATCGAGTGGGATTCTCCTTGGCAAGGTTTTGCTTTAATATGTAGTTATCAATCAATAAGGACCTAAAAAATGTCATCCTCAAATCTAGTGAAAATTTCCTCAATTGAGGAGACAGTTTATGGCGTTACGCCAGCAGCTGGTGATTTTAAAACTGTGCGCTATACAAGCGAGAGCTTATCTGGCACACCTCAGACAGCTGAGTCAGCTGAAATCCAATCAGACCGCACATCTGGCGGTCAGGTGCAAGTTGGTTTAGATGTTGGTGGTGACATCAATGCTGAATTGTCTAGTGATTTCGCTTTGAATGATTTTATTCGTGGCGCAATGATGCAAGCATCTTGGTTCCCAGGAGCTATTGATTCTGGTGACTGGACAGTGGACCCAATCGGCAAGACATTCACCTCAGACACAACTGCATTGACAATCAAGGTTGGTGACTTGTTCATCGTTTCAGATGCAACTGAGACAAAGAACAATGGTCCTATGTATGTGACTGCTGTGGACACAGAGACAACTCCTGGCACGACTGTCTTGACAGTTGCCAAGGAAACTATTGCCTCTGAGTCTGGTCCGATGACATTGAGAAGGTCTGACCGCTTATCAGTGGGCACTGACACAGTTTCATTCTCAATTGAAAAAGACTTTACAGACTTAACTGATAAAGCAATTGCTTATCGTGGCATGTTAGTGAACCAGATGAATCTATCCATGACATATGGCTCAATCGTTGAGTCCAGCTTTATGTTTATGGGCAATGGATATGAGACACCAGTACCAAAGATTACCTCTGGTCGCACTATCACACCAGCTGGCACGACACAGCCATTCAATGCCTCTAGTGATATTGGCTTGGTGATTGTTGAGGGCGAAGTTGCTGATTTCTGCATCCAGTCACTCCAAATTTCATTGTCGAATGGTTTGACACCTCAGACTTGCATGGGCACATTGGCTCCTCGCCAGTATGCTTTGGGCATGGCTGCAATCACAGTATCTGGCAGCGCTTACTTAAGCGATGAAAATTGGGATTTGATGGCTAAGAAGTTGAGCCAGACTCCAGTATCAATTGCATTCTCGGTTGAAAATGATGATGGTGGCATGGCATTCGTTATTCATGGCGCCCAATTATCATTCCCAGACCCATCAAGCGGCGGTATGGATCAACAAGTTTCAATTGAGTTTAGCGGAGCAGCTAAAGCGGTTGAGTCTGGTTATTTCGACATTTATAAGTTTTAATCAATTGGGCCTAGGACTTCACGGCAGCTGCCTGACCTTTCACAGTCAGCTGTTCCTAGGCCCAACCTACTGAAAGAGTGAGAGCAAAAAATGAGTTTAAATAAATACAAGCTGCCTTTGTGCTTAACAGAGGGCGTATCGTTCGCTTTGGATGATGCTAAAGAGGTAATTATTACCGTAAAGATGCCAATTGATGCAAACAAAGATTTTTCATTGGATTGGGCACGAAGATTAAAAGTATTAGATGGCGAGATTATTTCAACGCCATTTGACATCATTAAAGCGCAGCAAGATTCCTTTTTTGAAACACAGATTATTAAAGTTGAAGGCGTAGATAGTCCAGAGACATTCTTTAAGGATTACCCATTGGCTAAGGATGAGATTTGGAACAAAGTCCAATCTGAATTGCCAAACTATGAAAAAAAGGTTGAAGCCGAAGTAAAAAAATAATAAGGACCTTTACCTGG